CTTCAAACACGGCTTCAGGAACGCCGGACGCTTCATCCGCCACAAGCATCACATGATCGCTATGCACACCTTGCAAGGCTTCGGGTTGCTCGGCACGCGATGTCCTGGCCGATATAAACGCTTCCGTTGGTGATGCCTTAAGTTCAATGCGATCCGTTTTGGCTTCTAACAACTCACGCCAAGCATCAGGCAATTCCTTGTGCCAACGCTTTAGCTCGGCAAACAGTGCGTCATACAACTGCGCTGACGTTGGCGCTGTCACCACCACTTTCGATGGGTAGCGCGTCAACACAAACCAAAGCATCGCCCATGATGCCGCTGTTGACTTACCAACGCCATGCCCTGATCGCACGCTGATCTTCCTTTCGCCACTTGATATGGCGTCAAGAAATTCTCCTTGCCATATATCAGGCTCAACACCAATCACTTCGCGCACAAAAAGCCTAGCGTTGGGCCTGTATTTCGCCAACGCATCCCGAAATAACTTCACTAAATCATTACCGGCATCCACGATCAATCACCTTTTTGATAGCCGTATGCGAAACCTTCACGTTATGACGCCTTCCCACTTCCCACGCAATGATGCGAAGCGAGTATCTACCCGATAAAGCCTTGATCGTTTTCAACGCTTCTTGCTGATCATCAATCGGCACCAGGCGCGCATCTTTGCCGCTACCCTCTACGCCATAACCAAACGGTGGCTTACCGCCAATATGACCGCCGGATGCTTTCTTCGCTGATTGCCCTGTGCGCTGTCGATCTTTGATCACTCGGCGCTCGTGGGTGGCAAATGCCGCCATAATCTCAAGCATCAACTGACCATAAATATTCTTCTCATCCGTGACATCGCCATGGCCATTGATGATCAATCGAATACCGTCACGCTTAAACGCGTGAACAACGTTCAACGTATCCATTGAGTTGCGGCTAAACCTATCTAGCTTTGACACGATCACCGTGTCACCACGCTCAAGCGTCACACCGTTTGCCGCCAAACGATCCATGAACCCAAGATGCCCTGACACGCCAGCATCTTCAATGAACCGATCAATGGCAACGTTGTGCGTCAGCGCATTACCTTCTACCTCTCTGCGCTGCGTGTTCAAGCTCGTCCCGTTGACCTGTTCATCCGTGGACACGCGCAAATAAGCGTAAACGCTCATAACGCCAACCAAATCATGATGGCGTACAACGCGCCAAACATAGCGCCGCCAATAACCAAAGTAATGTTTGAAGATTTCATGCGTTCCCTCTTGTTGTGTTGGTGAGTGAATTAGAGCACGTTTACAGTCTGACGTGTGGCGCTATTGGAAATTTTTTTTGCTAGCCGACGAACGGTAGGTGTAGGGGCGTGGGGGGGTGGGGTGTTGGCGCGGAACGCGTAAGCGCGGAACGCGTAAGCGAATGGCGTGTAAATGGCCCAATTGCGCGAAGCGCAGAGGGGCGCGTGTTTGGTCCCGCGCCAACGCCGCCCCGCCGAAAGCGAGAAGGGGGGGGGTCGAGCGCGCGCCGCGGCGGCGCGACCCGCTACCCGTCAGCCGTTGTGCGGTGCAGCATCCACCGTGTTGTTCTCGTCGTTTACGGCGTGAACATGATCGACAACACGCGACGCCATCAGGTGCGCTTGGTTCATGTTGACCTGTACAGCGATCTGTTGCTTTTGCTCGCCATAGGCTTGCTGGTTCCACTTCCCTGCTAACCATTGGCGGTACTTTGATTGAATGTTCGCCAGGTTCGCGGTTTGCGGTGTCGCTGTATCGACAATCTCCAAACCTTGCTCCGCCAGGCGATGGGCGGCCAACTCGCGTGCGTGCGCGAGGCCGCGCCTCCTCTCGGGCGTTTTCTCCGCCCACGCGTAAAATTCAAGCGATGTGATTCCCATGTCACGCGCCAAGTGTGTAATTGGCTTCCCATCCGCGATAAGCGAAAACACTGTATCCGGTCCGCCAAACTTGTGGACAACTTTGTTGACAATAGCCGCGATGTCACGTTTCTTCTGATTACTCATCTCCACCACCGCGCCTTGCGCTTCGCGCAGAGCGCGCTCTTCCTCGTCAACCTCCGCGCCACCCGCTACAACGCCACCAATCTCCGCATCACGCGCTTTCTCATCACTCATCACTTCTTCCCCTTTGTTCGCATATCCTCAAACACCTTCATCGTCTTATCGCTCAAAGTGTAAGCGTCCTTTGTATCCTTGCCAAATACAGGCTCAACGTCATCCGGCACAATGATCGACATCACTTCGCAGCCTGGTATCTCGCGTTTCAGTCTCACGGCTTGCGTAAAAACTGGCGCGGCCAGGATCACCGCCAACTCTTCTAACGTCCACACGTCAACACTTGGACGCTGCAACGAATACGCCCAAGCCGAGTCAGCGTTAGCCGCCACACCGAACACACTCCCATCGTCCCGCTGACCCTCCATCACATCAACCGTCACCGGATCAGCGCCAAGCGATTCAGCTTCCTTTTCTAACGCGTCATACGCTCTAATCATCCCGCCACAAGCCGAGCGATACCCTTCAACGTCACGCGCTTGATACGCCAACCGACAACGCGACAACTGTTTCCAAAACCTTAAGCGCGTTTCCTCACTCACTAGTTCCGCCAAACGATCCAGCCCCCAACGCTCATCAGCTTTACGCTTCCTCGCCATGACGCTCACCGCCACGGCGTTCATCGCCAAAAGGATCTGATCCTTCTCTTCAAACGGTTGCTTCAATCCGTCAAACGGTGAGCCGCCATGAAGATCCGTATGGACCTTCCCTCTTCGCTGTTTACCCGCCATACATCAACTCCTTCCTTTTTCGTTTTCCACTTTCCACTTCCCGCTTTCCGCTTTCCGTTGTAGCCGCCATGGGAAAAACATAAAACCCCTAGCGTCCTACTTAACCGTCCGAAACATTGAAGCGTCCGAATGTGTGTCTTTCAGACACACACACATTTCGGACGCGTTCGCTTTTTGTTCGTGGCGTATTCCGGACTGTTTCGGACGCTATTCCGGACACTTTAGGACGTTTTAACCTATTCCGGACACCGCTATTTAGGACGCTAAAACTCATTCCGACTCATTTCGGACGCTAACGCTATCCAAACCCACTCATCTCTCATGGCGGCATACCCATTTTCGGACAGCGTATCGCGCAATTCCTTCCACCGTTTGCGCTTATCGCTTTCCTCGACATCGCTTCCGAGTCGCTTGTAAACCTCTTCGCGCCACGCATCAATCGTCACACACCGATGCCTTTCGCCTTGCATAATCCGATACTCGCCTTGCATCTTTACGACATGGCGTAATGCTTCCCGCGCCACTACTTGATGCTTTCCTCGCCCTGTCTTTTTCCCTTTTCCTTGTGGCGGCTCAAACGTATCAATGTCAGGCAGCTCACCCGTAAACGTTTTAACGACAAGCGTTGATGACTCGTTATCCTCAAACCCCAACCCTTGTGGCGATTCAAGCGCTACCGTTTCCAGCGCGAAATAAACCTCTATTCCGTCCTTGCCATCCTTTTGCTTGGTCAGCTTTAGTTGCCCTGATAACTGTTCCTGATGGCGGGTAATCTCAATCTGCGTGTCAACGGCACCCAGGAAACTCGAATGCCCTCTGAGTCCTAATGACGCGTCTTTACCTGAGTGATGCACAACAAGTAGCGCGGCTTGCGTGGCGGCTTGAAGCCTTCCGCATTGCGCGATGAATGCACCCATATCTTCACTGGCGTTCTCGTTGCCACCGGCGAACGCCCTGGCCAATGTGTCGATGATGATTAACCGCGGTTTCTCGATCTCGCTCTCCGCGATGGCGAGCAAAAGATCTGTGAAATCCGCTTCCGATGATCTCAGGTTCACTTGTGAACGGATGACGCCAACAGGTATGTCGTTAAAGCCATAATCCTTTCGAAGTCCTGCGATACGCGTGCCAATACCACCATGCCCCTCACCTGCCACATACAACACGCCACCCTGCTGATGAACCTCATGACCAAGCCATGCTTGTCCACTTGCAACCATGGCGGCCATGTGCAAGGCAATGAATGACTTAAACGTGCCTGGTGGACCGTACAACGCCATAAAGCCACCCTCTGGAACGATCTTGTCGATCAACCATTTCACCGGCTCATCTTTGGCGTCACGCCACATCTCAACGCGAAATCTGCGTGGCGCTTGATCGCTAAACGGTTCCGATTCAGGTGTGACTGACTCCGGTTCCTTTTCGGCTTTCTTCTCGTTAACTAATCGCTCTGGCGGCTCAATCGCTTCGCCTTGCCAGACTGGCGTTTCATGTACTAGCGCTTTCAGGTCTTCAAGATCATTTTCTTGATCGAGCCACTCGTAAGCATCATCACCAATCACGTCCATGCCTAAATCAATGACACGGATCTGCGCTGCCACGCCTTGCAAGGCACTGGCAACTTTGGCGGCATAACGCCAGCCAGGTAAATCGTGATCCGGCAAGATCACAACGTTTCTGTCTTTGAAATATGGCGTGATGGCTTCTGGCCAATCCGATGCTCCGGCGTGCGCTGATACCGCCACAACGCCAAGGAATGCCGCTAAATGCTCTGCCGCTTTCTCGCCTTCCGTAATAAACACCACTTTATTCGGATTGGCGGACATAAGCGGCAATTGAAACGGTATCGGCTCCCAACCTGAAATCGTTGGTATCCGCTGCCCTTCGACGATCCTAAATTGCCTGTACGTTTTCCTACCGTCTGGAAGCTCATAACGCACCTTTTGAGCCGTTATCTCGCCATCGTCAGTTACATAGTCCCAAGCATAGACTTCGCGCAACCTGATGGGTTTTACGTTGTCCAGTTGATCGTTCCTTAATGTTCTTGGCGGCAATGAGTTCCACGCAAGTCTTCCATCGCCAAGCATGGGTTTGACAGCGTTAAACACTGACTCTTGATCGCACCCGCCGAAACACCTAAACAGCAACTTGTTATCGCCATCCGTGATGGCAAGCGATGGGTTCTTATCACCGTTCCCACTTCCGTGGCCTGGTACTGGACATGACGCCAGCCACCCTCGCTTATAACGCTTGGCGTTACCAAGCATCTTCGCCATTTGTTCTGCGTTCATTGACTCCCCTTTCTATGGCGTCAAAAAAACCCCGACTAAAAAGTCGGGGCGCGTTCCGTTGTGACGCTTAGAATTCTTCATCCACCTTGGGCGCTGGCGCTGGCGCAACGGGTGCTTCATCTTCGCCATCCATCGCCGCGGGTCGCGGTATCCACTGCACAAGTTCCCACCTTGGCTTGCGCGTGTTGCCCTTGCCAACTTTCATCAGTTCCGCGCCAACGTATTTCACAACTGGCACCTTGCCTTCGTTCACGGCTCGATCTTTGGCGCACATCATATAAAGCCCTTCGAGTGCCATGTTTGAGCCGGCACCATTCGATGACCACTCAACCATGCCAAGCGCTTTACTGTAAAGGCGCGCAACGAATCCGCGCTTGTGCGCTTCGCTTGGCTGCGCACCTTTCCGTCCTAACTCTGGGTCCGGTTGCCAATCACGCACACCAACATCCAAATGCAACCAACCCGTTTGTGTGGCGTCAATGTCAAACACCATTTGACCCATTTGGATTTCCTGTCCTTCTTTATTCGTCCACGCATTTGCTTGTGGCGAGAAACGAATATAGGGAAGTCCAGATCCACCACCAGATAGTCCTAACATAAGAGTTTCCTTTTGAAGCGTTAAGCGGTGAAGTTTGGCGCCTTCTTGCGCCCAAGTGTTAAGCCACTTGATTCGGATGTCACCAATTCATCCAAATGCTGATAAATCTCTGGAAATTGCTTTTCCATTTGCGCGGGTGTCAAAGGCGTGACCTTATACGCGCCTTTTGTTTCGCTGACAAATTCCAACACCTGGCGCTCGCTGCGCCACTTGCGCTGCGCGCGCTTGGCGACCAACTCCCAATCCGCAAGCGCGCGTCCATCTTCTAAGGCTTTCGTTGCCCGTTGCTTGATGGCGTTGATCGTTTGCTCGGCATCATCAGCAACGCCAAGTAAGGCATTGATTTCTGTATCACTGAGTGCATCAACTTCCTTCGTGTTGGCGAGCATGTACACCTTGCCAACCTTTTCAGGACACGCGGAGCGAGCAGGACACCAGCGGCAATGCGCACCTTCATTCGTTGGCGAATCAGCGCGCATCGTTTCTGCGATGGCAGGATCAAGCACTGACTGCTTCCACGCCATCAGATCATGGCGGCTCATCTCATGCACTTTAATCGCTGGCTCTTCCCGCGGTTGCACGATGACTAATTTGAACGTTTCAACCGTTTTTGGTACGGTGTTTAACAAGCCACACGCATAGATTTTCAATTGTGGCGAGTCAGGGCTAACACTGATCATGCCTGTCTTGAGATCCGCCACCACGCAAGCCGTGTCGCTAAACGCCACACAATCAGCCGTTCCAAAGACATTGGCACCTGATAAGTTCGTTACCGTCACGCGCTTCTCAATCAGCGCTGCACCGTAATCGTCTTGCTCCAAGTCCGTCACAAATTGTGTGTACACATGCGCCCAGTGCGCCATTTCATCCGTGATCGTGATGCCATCAATCTCTTGGCCGATATACCCATTAGGCGAAACGCCAAGCTCTAAGACCATTTGCGATAGAGAATGAACCGCTGTACCGATTTGCGCTGCCTCGCCAGCCGGTAAACGTGGAATGCCGCGGGATAAGCGAATGGATGCTGGACATGCAATCCACCTGTCTGCGGCTGATGGCGACCATTCAGAATGTTGTGTCATTGTTTACTCCTTGCTTTGTAATACCAGGCCCAAGCACCGTGCTTTCCGTTGACCCACTTGTACTTTGATTCCCTCTCAACCAATCCTCGTGCCATCAGAGTTTTTAGGTGCTTCCTTGCGCCTTCAGTCGTGCAGCCGAAGTGCTCTGACAACTCAATGAGCGAATAAGGCTGAGTTAAGTGGGCGAGATAGATCTTTTCCGTTTTGGTCAGCGGTTTGTGTTTACGAAGAATCTGTTTGACTAACCATTTGACTTGCTCCGTGTGGTGAACAAGTCCGAGGTTATGAGCCATCCTTTGGATCTCAACGTCTGTCATTAATCACCCCTTGCTCTGTTAATTGGCGTTGGTAACGCGATCAGTTCACGCAGCGCGTCCATTGTTTTGTAGCGCGGATTAGCGCATTGATCAGTAGCCATCCGGCTAATCGTAGGTGTGCCGACGCCAACGTATTGGGCAATCCCTCTACGACTCCAGCCGATCATTTCAAGCGTTGCGATCATGTCTGAGGGTTTCATTGCTCACCCCTTGCTCTGATTGCTTCGGCGCACCGTTTAGCACCTTCAGCAATACGCAGTAGCCCTTGATTGCCTCGTGGTAGATAAAACGCTTCTTGGTGGTAAGCCTCATTCGCTTCTTCT